TTGAGAACTTTTTTTATAGTCCAATATTTACGTTTGTAACAGATGTTTGGCTTATTACTGCTCCATTATGAGGGATAGGACTTTCTGAAGATTGTTTAATTACATGAGAAGGAATTAAATCTCCTACCGCTAAAATAGCAATACCTCCTACTAAAACAGTTGATTGGGTAGCTGGAACTACTGGATCTATATCACTAGGAAACCCTATGGGATCATCTAAAACACTTCCATTTAAAGCAATATTAAAACCATTTATTTTAACAGTTGATTCAGGGGGAGTTATAAATCCTCCACAAGATGCTAAAACTGTTCCAGCAGCAACTAAAGCCATTATATTTTCTCCGAGTTAGTAAATGAACCTTCTACATTAAATTCAGTAATTTCTCCAGTAGAAGTTACCAAGAATTTAGGATTAGGAATATAGGTTCTAACTATTATATTAAATTTTTTCTTTAGAATTCTATCTTCTTTATCAATTGCAGTTACAGATCCTACGATCTCTTCATCTCCAAGCATAGCTTTAGTTATAGTTCCAAACTTTGTAGGAACTTCCATCTCTGGATTAAACTTTAAACGAATCTGCTCTAAGATCTGGTCCATGTCTGCCATGTATTTACACCAAACATTTAATTCGTAATTAATGTTTACAGGTCTTGGTGCAAAGCTGAGAACTCTTTCTGCTCTTTGTTTATTTTCATTCCATACTTTTTCTGATACTAGAAGACCTTCCATTCTAGATCTTCCTTCATCATTAGAAGTAACAGTTTGGACAACAGAAAGTAAAGGAAGTGTAATATTATTTTCTTCTTTTATTTTAGCTATTGCTCGTTCTGCATTTCCATGAATAACTCGAACGTCTCTAAAACTGTTTTCAGAATCAAAGTATCCAATATCATTGAAAGATGCAATCATTGTCCTAAGAAGTTCTCGATACACAAAAGAAACATTATGCTTTGCTCTAGTCATTTGCATAATCTTTTCTCTAGTATCTCCAAATCTTGTAGACCAAGTATCATTTCTACTTGTAAATGCAGAAGCATCATAAGTTTCTATAAAAGTTGGAGCACTATACACAGAAGATTTTGGAGTTATAGGTGGAGCATAGGAATAATCAAAAACTCCATTCAACCACTCAATAGAACTTGTTATAAATAAAGAATTAGTATCAAAAATTCCAGTAGGATATACATCTAATTGAGGAATAGAATTACCAACCTCTAATGGAACATCTAATCCATATGAAGCTAATATTGATCCTCCCTCTGAATCAGACATTGCTGCTGCGGATAATGCAGTTGACGAAGCTTCTGGATTAGAACCAGCTAAAATATTATATCTACTATTTGTAGCATGATAAGAAGAACCTGAATCTGCATCATACTGCTTTAACCTCTTAAACAGCATATGCCCGAACCATCCGTCATGAACATAAGTATCAATTTTATCAATATTCTTTGGAGGTTTAATAGGGCTTTCAGTTAGGATTAAATCAAAAGAACTAGCATCTAAACTTAAACCCCCTAGAACTGGATCTCCATTTGTGATATGAACTGGAATCTGATTCGATAAAGCACTTACTCCTGGATACGCATAATCATCAGCAAAAAAACTTATCGTTGACATTGAAGACAAGTAGTAAGGTATATAAGTACTTTTTTGTTGTGCTGTTAGAATTCTAGTTATAGGATTTAACGCAGCAGGAAATCCAAAAAAAGTTTTACTAGGACTAAAACCTTCTAACCAAGTTACAGTAGTAGCTCTAGTCATTAATGCATGAGGTTTTGGATTTACATCCTGATCTAAAAAGTTAGAATCATTTCCAGTATTACTTGTTAGCTGTCTGTAATCAGGTAAAAAAGCACAGTATGATGCTACTACTCCACCACCACTTCTACCTCCAATGCAGATTTTATCTGCATTAAAGCCATAAGTTCCTGCATTAATTTTAATAAATTGAAGTAGAACCAATGCATCTTTATAATTCATTGGTGTAAATCTATTATTAAAATGACTAATTTCATCAACTGTACCAGTAAAACCGCCAGAAGCAGCAACTCCAGCTAATCCATTTTTAAAATCATCAAAACGTACTGAGCTTGGAGGATCTACTGTACAAGTTCCAGAGTATATACCGAATGGATTAAGGGAATCATCATAAGATCCTTCTTCAAGAGTAACATTTTGATATCTACATTCTGCATCTATAACTACATAACCGCTTACAGCAAATTCGTATAAAAGATTTGATTCAATACTGTCTAATTCATCTACAGATTTTAAAGAATCTGATTTACCTGTTGTATTAAAACCAGCATTATTAATATTTAATACAACAGGGAAAGGTCCGTCTGCGGCTGTTCTACCAGGAGGATAGAAAATATTACAAGAAACACCACTCGCAGTTCCTCCACCTTGCACTTCAGGAGGAGTTCCAGGAGCAGCCCCATCAACTCCGTCATAGTATTCAACTGTGTAAGTAGGAAGTATTTCAGCCATAATTATTCACCTGCGTAACCACCAAGTTCATCGGTTATCTTTGTAATAGGCTCATCTTGAACATCAGATGAATCACGGAGAAGTTTAGCAGAACATACCAAGTGATAAACACCATAAGCTTCAAAGCTGTCTTCAACAACCTCGAAAATCTCATATCTTTGATTCTGGAATGCAGGCTTGAGTACATCTCCTGGAATGACTGATCTACCCAACTTGCGTTCAATATAGCTTTTATTAAACGTGAATAATTGATCATTAGTAAGCTCAATACCAAACTGAGTAAGATCCTCACTCATAGAAATTGGTTCATAATGTCCATGAACAATAATTGGATCTTTTGATATAGGTTTATTACGAGATTCCATGTAAACCTCATCGTAATCATCAGATTGGTAGTACTTGTAGAAATAGAACTTAGAACCAGATAACTTAATTATTTCATCATCAACCATATTAAATAAATTAATATCTTGATTAGATTGATCAAATAGATTGAGCAAGCTATCTTCAGGATCTGAAGGTAACTCTTCTGGTCTAGTAGTTGCTCTATATCTATTGTTCATTTTGATTTAATATTACGTTATTTAATTACTTTCACCGGACAATCGTTTAAACCTTTTTCTAATTTCTTCAGCGTAAGTTTCGTCTTCTTCTTTAGATGTCTTTCTTTCTGCTGCTGCTTCTGCTTCTTTTTCTCTTCTTCTTCTTTCCAAATCCGCTGTTCTTCCAGCTCTTTTTAAAATATTAGAAATACTATCTTTGGAAGCAGCACGAGCTTTTATCCAAGTTCTAGGTTTTAAAAGAGTTTTAATTGATCCTGAAATTTTAGTACCTACGTTTGAGGTCTTATCAGAAATACCAGATTTTAAAGATTTTGCAGTAGTCCTAGCTTTTTCTCTAGCAGATCTAGCTGCTCCTTTAGCAAGAGAGGCCCCCGTTTTAAGAGCCGCACTACCCAACCTAGCAGCTCCACCTAATATTGCTGGAAAAACTTCATCCAATCTATCTTTGTCAACAGAATGACCTTGAGCTTCTGCTATCTCTATTGCAACTCGTTTATAAAAATCTAAATTATTCATATCAATACATTGTAAATACTGGAGGTTCCTCTATTTCGTTTAAGAGTTCTTCTTTTAACATTGCCTTCTCTTGCGTACTAGCTTGAGACAAAGCAGCACCATTCAAGGATGCACCACCTCCAGGAGAAGGTAGAGTATTATACTTTCCTCTAATCTCACCTAGAATTCCCTTAGCAGCAGCTAATCCATATCTTTGAATCCAATTTCTATAGTAAGGATGAATAGTATTAGCATCTAAACCACGATAAACTAATATTACATCCTGATTGTTAGAAACTGGTGTAGGTTGTATTTGAAGGATGTTTCCATTAATAACATCAAAAGATCCTTCTTGTCCTAATACTTTTCTAACCATCTCTAAATGCATTTGAAGAACATAAAATTCAGATACTTCAAAGGTACTAAACAAGAAGTTATCTTGGAAGTATTTAATAAAGTAATCAAACTCTAAAGTTCCTGCTGCATTTTGAATGGTTAGAAGTGTCTTCTTATAACCAACATAAGTTAGGTTCCTTGCAATATGCTTAGGCAATACATACATATTCTGACCAGCAGTTGTTCTGAATACTGCCATCTGAGTTGCCCAAAAAGGAGCATGATAATCTAAATGACTAACTGCTTCGTCTATTGCAAGCTTTAATTGAAATGGAGTTAATTCAACTCGAACTACTGGATGCCCTAAACTACCTAGAATGTAATCTTTAATAGTTTGCTCAAACTGAGTAAATTCTTGAGTGTCTGCGAAGGTATTTTCATTTGCATTCTGACCAATAGCAGAATCGTATACATCAGTATCATTAAGGAGTTGGCCTCCATATGTACCAAATGTATCACCGTACCCTAGCAAAACAGGATCTACTCTAACTGGAGCTGGCATCTAATCTCTTCTTTCTTACTCTAGGTTTAGGTTGGTCTAATATTTCTAGATATTTTATATCTAGTAGTTTTCTGGATTTGAAGATTTCACCTGGACGAATCTCAACAATGTTTCCATCCACATGAATCAGCATGTTCCAGCGACATTTACTTCTGTACTTATACATACCTAATTATATAGTATTGAAAAGGGGCAGGAGCACTAAGTCTCCTGCCCCAAAAGTATCATTTACCTAT